AAACCAAATACGGGTCCGAGGACCCCACACCACAATCAAGTGATGTGCAAACTAAAGATAACAAAGTTGTCTCCTCGTCTGTATAGATATACCCTATGAGCAATCACTGGGTTATCTAACAAATTCTCTTGTTGTATTAATTAAATTGTCTATCAGTACAAACGGTTCGAATCCGTTCATTCTTTTAGAACTATTAATAGTTTAGACTACTAATAGATAATTAATACTACCTGGACAAGTGAGGTGTTTCTCATTAGAACACTAATCGACACGGGTAAATGATTAAGCCAACAATTTTATTTTCTAATCATGATACATAATTTCTTATATATCATAATAGTCAGGTTAACCAAAATGGTTTTTCCAAACTGTGATTACAAAATTGTTAAAAGAGTATTTAAAGTAATATTCACTCTTCTTAAGAAGAATGGAACATTATTTACTGTAAAGTATCTAAAGACTTGTAGATTGTTAATAACAAGATACATGTGCGGAAGACCTATTTACAGAAATACTCAATTCATATCTACAAAAGGTGGATTCCCACTTAAATTCATTTATTTGAAATCATACATAGATTCAGGAAATGTTGAACAAATTAAATTTGCTTTAACATTAATGAATATATCAAGGACTATTGTCCCTCGTAAGAAGGAGAATATACTTGCTGATTTCAGTTCTATAATTGATGGACCTAAGAAACGTTTTAAAACGGTTCCTGGTTCATTTATTGTTGAATTTAATAAAGAATTTAAGTTGAAAATGGTTAAACCAAAATTTACTTCTGCTGATTTCTTCCTTAACCTCAAAATGGGTCCACAAGGACCTAGTATTCTATCTATAACTGAAACAGTTAAAGCATTGAGTGCTAAGCAATTATGGTATATCCATGAATTGGTTGGGGAAGATTTCTTTAAGAAGTATATTGGTCCATTTTACTCATTTATGAAACATAATAATATACAGACACCAGATGGTAAAGGTGAATTTGCAAAATATTGTAAATTCACTAATAAACCTAAAACTGGACGTTTGTCTATTATTAGGGATCCTGAGTGCAAAATGAGGGTTATAGCCATTTCTGACTATTTCTCTCAATTTTCGCTTAAGCCTGTACATCAGCAACTTATGACATTATTGTCAAAGTTACCTTGTGACAGAACTTATACTCAGAATCCGTTTCATGAATGGGTAGGGAATGATCCCTTCTATAGTTTAGACCTATCAAGTGCCACAGATCGATTTCCGGTCCATTTACAACAAAAATTGATAAACTACCTCTTATCCAAAGAGATGGGTTTAATCAAAAGTTATAAATGGGCGGAGTGTTGAATGAAGCTACTTACAGAAAGGGATTATGAACACAATGATTATAACTACAGATATTCTGTAGGACAACCTATGGGTTCTTACTCTTCCTGGGCAGCATTTACACTCACTCATCATCTTGTCGTTCAATATTGTGCTAAGAAAGCTAATAAGTTTCCTTTCACTAATTATATAATTTTGGGTGACGATATTGTTATTAAAGACAATAAAGTTGCCTGGAATTATATAAAATATATGAACAAGTTAGGTGTAGACATCTCTCCACATAAAACACATGTATCTAAAGATACATATGAATTTGCAAAAAGATGAATACGCAAAACTCAAGATGGTAAATACAAGGAATTGTCTCCAGTTCCACTTAAGGGGATTGCTGCTAACATAGACAATCCATTTATAGTTTTCACTATATTAATGGATTATTTTATTGTTAAAGGTAATCTATACTTGAGTGGGAGAAACATTGTTAGTTTAGTAATTAGGTTATATAATAATCTAAATTTTAAATATTATGTTAAAAAGAAATTAGTGAAAACTATTATCTTTAATAACAAGTATTTAAGATCTAAATTAAATATGTTGAACTTGAGTATGAGATTCAGTATGGATCTTGTTACCGATTGCCAATTACGTCAGTATTTGGCTTACAGTTTCAGGAACCATGACTGGTATCCCATACCTAGTCAGAGTACAATCCTTCGGGATGAAATCCAAAGGGTACTTGGTATTAGTATAATTCCTGCAATACATTCTGGAATGGACCAGATTATTAAACTAAAAAGAAGATTTACTCAATATTGAGCATTATCTTTCAATGAAGTTAATAAACTAGATCTTTTTCCGTTGTTTCACGCAATTAATAATTGAGCGAAACAAACAGAAGCATTTCTTAAAACTATCGAGGATGGTAAGGTAAATCGCTTATCGCTATTTAACCTTTACAAACTCGTTAATTTCGTAGATTTAAACGAAATCTTAGCGTGAGATCGGAATTATCATTCCAATCTCGCGTTCGGAGGTCGCTTATTCTCTAATGCAAAGAATGCGGTGCAGGATACACACCTTAACACATTTATATATGATGTTAAGGGGTATTTGCCTGAACACGTAGAGGATGTAGCTACAATGCTATACTCCCTTTCCGGGTTTTTGGCTTATACTAAGACTATAGAGGAGAGAACTGCTAAAAACTTACATCCTAAACAGGTGGAAGCTTTTATTAGTCTATCTAAACGGCATGGATATGCATTCTTACAATAATATTTCATTATTGCTAGAATAACAATTTCTCACACGTTTTGATTAACCATTACTGGTTTCTCT